ATTGACGATGGAACGGGAGCTGTTGAATATTGGTTCAAAGACGGTGTGACCAATGGTGATCTTGAAGCTAAGGCTTCGGGCGGTCCAGGTGCAACGCCAACACTTGCCGAGGTATTGGATGAAGGAAACCAAGCCGATGAAAACATTGAACTGCTAAACGACTCGGAGCTGCGCTTTGGTGGTGGTGGTGGTATTTTATTGGATAACGGTTCAAGATTACGTGAAGGTACGATTGATGCCAGCACTGGAGGATCAAAGGGCATCGCTCAAATTTGTGGCGTTGGTTATGAATTGAAGTGGGAGGCCGGTAGCGAGTACGTAATGAATGGCAATGGCGATCAAATTCGTGAAGTGCGCTATAAATTTGGCGAAACACCAACAGCAACGGACGATGTAACGAAAGGGTTTACAGTTGGTTCACGATGGGTACTTGATAACGGCGATGTTTACGTTTGCTCGGATGCAACGGCCACAGCTGCGGTTTGGGAATTCGCTGGATTAGTACCTTACACGGGAGCCACGCAAGATGTTGACTTAGGCACTCACGATTTGTACACGAATAAGGTTTATTTATTAGATGAACCAAACGGGAATCATGGTAGCCTTCATTACACGGATGGGGATTTTCACATTGAGGATGCCGACGGTCACAAACTTTTGGTAATTGAAGACGGTTTTATGCAGTTGCATTTAACTGATACTATTCAATCAAATTTATTTACAAGTGGTTTAACTCAAACCCGTGATCATTATTTACCCAATGCGAGCGGAACTATTGCCCTAACAAGTGACATAACCAAAAGTGCGGTCGGACTTGGAAACGTGGATAACACCAGCGATTTAAACAAGCCAATATCAACTGCTACTCAAACGGCTTTAAACCTCAAGCAGAACACGATAACCCCAGGGACAACCTCACAATACTACCGAGGCGATAAGACCTTCCAACCATTGCCAAAAGTAACATTCCCAACGGTACATTTTAGCGGTTCGACATTGGCTGGGAATTTCGGTAATGGTGTTGAGGGGGTAATACAAACATTGTCAATTCCGGCAAATACATTGGCATCAGGTGATATCATACGATTGGGATTCATGTATTCATTTTCCGGAAACGTTGGGACAAAATCACCACGAATAAGATTTGGGAATAACACCATAGTAGGCAATTCTATTTATATTCCGGCATCACAAGGGGCAACCATTACAAACATTCAAGGTGAATTATTTATGATTGTAACATCATCAACCAATTTGCGTATTTGGTCAACAGCAAATGTGGGAGGATTTGGTTCAACAACATCGGCATTGACAAACAACACAATTGATTTAACACAACCAATTCCATTTTCATTTAATGTAAATAAGGCAACCGGAACGGACACGGCAATTTTGGAATCTGTATTTATTGAAATTTTGAAACCATGATAAAAGTTTATGCAATTACATTGGTGGATGGGACCACCAAATACGATTTAACCTTTGAAGATGCAATGAATTTGTACGTTGAAGGTTCACGCATTTGGGAATCTGAAAACGATGGTTTAAGCTACTTTGAAATCTTTGTACCATGAAGCAGTTATTACACGACCTCGGCATTAACCTGGGCCTATCATTTGCGGGCTTTGCAGGTTCGCTCGTTATGATCGGAAAGAAAGAATTTTCATGGAAGAAAGCGTTGGTGAGTATTCCGAGCGGTGTTTTCAGTGCGAACTACCTTACCCCGATCGTAGTTGAAGGTTTGGGAATGGAGCAAGGTTCTGCAGAATACGGTATTGCCTTTATCATGGGCTACCTTGGCCTTAAAGGTACCGAAATATTTGCCACCAAATTTATGAAAAATGAAAAATCTTAAACTTTTCCAAATGAAAAAAGCAAATGAAATGTCCGTTGTTGACCGCCTTAATGCGCCCACGCCTCCGTTTTTTAAGAAGCTTCGCACAATTGGTATCTTGGTTGGGGTTGTTGGCGGTGCCTTAGCAGCTGCACCAGTTGCTTTACCGGTTGCTATTGTTTCTTTATCCGGGTACTTGATTACAGCCGGCAGTATTTTAACCGCTGTTTCCAGTGTTACCGTTGAAGAATCAAAAGAAAAGTAATTTTTATTTTTTGATTGCCACTTTGCGCCCGTACTTTTGAGTAGATAGTCATAAGTATCTATTTTTGGTTTTGACCCCCGCCCGTTGTGTTTTCAGGTGGGGGTTTTTTATGAGCAAATTTTAACACTTCAAAAATATTTTCACTTTTATTTTGGAGTTTTAATTTTCTGTTTTATTTTTGTGTTACCAAACTAAATGCTTATGAAAAATTTTAGCTCTCAGGTGCTTCCGAGCAACCTCAAAAAACTAGCCGATTGTCAAGGAGATTACGGCTGGGAAATCCTTGTAGGTCATTCAACCTACGACAAGCAATGTGATCCGGTAACGCATTACGCATGGCGCGAAGTAGAAATGATTTTCAGCTACCTTCGCGAAATCGGACATGAAGACATTGGAGTTTCTGATTTCTTCAATGAAGAAATGCAATTCGTTTCGAACAGGAATAATCACTACGGATCGGTAGTAACGGATGGATGCTTCACGTGCCACGATGACCTTGTTTGTATTTCCTTCAGATTGAGTCGTGTTGCTTTTGAAACGTACAATGTTGTTTTTAACTATATCAAATGAACCAATTACAAAACTTAACACGGGGTCGCAAACGCGCGACCTCGTTAGTGTCCAAGGACCTAGCAGAATCATGGGAAGCCCAACGCATTACGCGTCAAATCCCAGTGACTTTCTTACCAGTATCGGCACCGACGTATCGCAAAGTGATATTGACCGGTGTGTGTGATCGGACGGTATTCATCAAGCTTTCAAATTTTTTCCAGGGAGGTGAGAAATGAAAACGGCAATTGAATGGTTAGAGGAAAAATTGAAGGAATCCCTTGGTGAAGACTTTGATCCAGTACGTGGGTATTTTGTTATGGCTAAAGACGTGGAACAAATACAAATTACTGATGCTTATCAATCCGATAGGGTTCCATGTTCAGATCAAGACGCTATACAATACTACCTTGAAACATACGGAGGTGACAAATGAGACAAACAGCAGTAGAATATTTACAGGAATGTTTATCTATTAGTTTAGGTATTGATAGAATGAGATTGCTAGAAAATTTATTTGAAAGAGCCAAAGAAATGGAGAGAGGACACGCTCAATTGTATGTAGTATATTGTTTAACATCTATAAAAGAAAACTTACCTGTCATTAGATTTGAAGATTTTATAAAATTAGAAGGAGGTGAGAAATGAAAACGGCAATTGAATGGTTAGAGGAAAAATTAAAGGAATCACTTGGTGAAGACTTTGATCCAGTACGTGGGTATTTTGTTATGGCTAAGGAAATGGAGATAGAACAAATTACAGAAGCCTTTATCAATGGTGAAGTCGCACGTGATCGAATCGACTCTATGGAATACTATAACGAAACATACGGACATGAAAATAAGTAAACACATCACACTAGCCGAGGCCACAAAGAGCACCACGGCCACACGCTTGGGAATCGATAATACACCGCCCCAAGCAATTATTGAGCGAATGACTGAAACAGCCGAAAAGGTTTTCGAGCCATTGCGTGAACAACTTGGCCCCATTCGTGTTTCTTCCTTCTACCGATCACCGGACCTTAACCGTGCCATCGGAGGCAGTAAGAATTCACAACATTGCACCGGTGAAGCAATCGACCTTCAATTGGTAACGGTAAGCAATGCGTTGCTATTCAATGCCGCGTGCGACCTATCCGAATTTGATCAGATCATTTGGGAGTTTGGCACCTTGGAAGAACCGAACTGGGTGCACATCAGCTATTCAAAAACACACAACCGCAAACAAATTTTGAGAGCTACCAAGATAGGCAAGCGAACCGCCTACGTACCATGGCAGAAAAAAATTTAAAAAAAAGTTTGCACAATTAAATTTCTGTTTTAAATTTGTGATACCAAAAATAAATACTTATGGAAAACATCAAGAACTTGGCGAAAGCTTTGGTTAAAGCAACCGCCCAAATCGAAGGAGCAACTAAAGACTCCACCAACCCACATTTCCGCAACAAGTACGCCGATCTTGCCAGCGTTACGGATGCAATCAAGAAGCCGTTAAACGATAACGGCCTTACCTACTCACAAATCATTCATCGCTTAGAGGGTGGAGTTGGCGTAGAAACGCTTATCATTCACGAATCGGGTGAAACTATGAGCAACGGTATTGCGTTCGTTCCAGCGCCTAAAAACGATCCACACGGGTACGGCAGTGCGTTGACCTATGCACGTCGTTATTCCCTTTCCGCTTGCTTCGGTGTAATCCAAGAAGACGACGATGCCAATGGTGCTACAACCAAGCTACCTACCCAAGTACCGAACAAGCCCATCACGAAACCAAGTGCACCACAAACCAAGCAAGTCCAGGTTAAGGAGTTACAGCCATTTACCGAAGAAAAGTATTTGAAGCTTGTAGAACTTCACGAAACCGATCCAACCCTATTGGAAAAGACGTGTGAGTACTACCGGATCACTCAAGAATGGAAAGAGCGTTTTTACAAGGACACTAATAAGATTTGGAAATGACAACTAAAATCTTAAATTCAGTCAAGAACCTTTACCCCCATTTGTCAAACGCAGAGATTGCCGACCTAGTCGGCATTTCTTCTGCGACAGTTGTTAACTGGGCACGTAAGTACGGATGGAAGAAATCCGATTCTTTTATGGAAACTTACAAGGTAGGATGTGGAAGGAAACGAAAGGTGCGAGAAAATGAACCGGTGCACTATGACTATTGGTCCATGGTAAAGGAGTTCAAGATTGAGCAATGGGAAACACACGGAAGAAATCACCCCAACTACCAACCAACACAAAGACAGTACAAATACACACAAGAAACCGATGGAACTAATTAATCACACCGAGCAACTACTTTCGGGCATCACTGGAAGGTTGCAAGTAAAAGCTTTAGAGGAAGCGTTTACTACTCAAATTGAAGAAGGCTATACCAATCCACTCGAGTTCGCAGTTCGCGCAAAGATGTTGATCGATGCTTTACAAAAGACGCTAGATAATACCAAAGAGTTGGCAATGACCGAGCAAATGAAGTACGGTAAACGTGCCGAGGTATTTGGTGCCGAGGTTACCCAAGTGGAAAGCGGTGTAAGGTACGACTTTTTAGAATGCAACGATCCTTATTACACGACCTTGAAAGCTTTGTATGAAGAGAATACAGCCTTACTCAAAGAGCGCGAAAAGTTTTTGAAGTCAATAACTGTACCTTTGCCGATCGTAACCGATGACGGGGAAATTGTAACGATCAATCCACCGGTAAAACGATCAACCACAACGTTAAGAGTAACACCGACGCGATGAAAACGTTTAAGCCAATTATCAATGACTACGATTCCATGAACCGTATCATTCAAAACCAATCCAACCAAGCCAAACACCGGGACGCGTTGGTAAAATTGATAGACCTTTTCAAAAAGAAACACGCAGCTCGATGTGAAAACCTTGAAGAAATGTCTTTTGTTGATGACCTTTGTAGACGCTTAAATCAAAAACTAAATGGAAGCAACTAAACACCCACTCGATAACGACAAGTTTAAGCTTGCGTTATTCCGTAACATCGTACTTATGCAATCGCTTGCCGAGGTATTGGATGACCTGGAAAACACGCCGGTATACCGGCAGTCAATTAAGAACCGGTGCAAATCTTTGTCAACCGATTTGATGGCATTTCTCAATCACTTTATCGGAGTGTATTACAACGAGAATGAAGAAGATATGCTATTGATCAGTCGAGGCATTGACAAGGTAACTAGTTGTTTGTCCACGTGGCACCCATCCCAGTACATGGTGCTTGAAGAAGTGTTGAACGATATTGAAAGACAATTTGAAGATGCCAAGAAGATTGACACCGGAACAGATTGATTACATCGTTGAACACTATCCCATCCAATACACCAAGGACGTCGCGAAGCACTTAGGACTAGCTGAAACTACGATCTACAATTTGGCGTTTCGCCTTAACTTGAAGAAGGATGCAACCTTTACAGCAATGGAATTGCAAAAGCAAGGCAAAAGATTAAAGGAATCCGGCCAAGCACATCGATTCAAGAAGGGAGAGAAACCAACTAACTACGGAAAGAAGATGTCACCAGAGCTTTACGAAAAGTGTAAGGGTACCATGTTCAAGAAAGGAGAAAAGCCAGCAAACTGGAAACCGGATGGATCGGAAAGGACCGATGTTGACGGGTACACCATGATCAAAGTCAATGGCAAGTACCTTCAAAAGCACGTGCACATTTGGAACCAACACCACGGCGAAGTACCCAAAGGAAGTGCGGTGATCTTCAAAGACGGGAATAGACAAAACCTAATCATCGAAAATTTAATCCTTGTAACGCGTAAGGAATTGATGTTGAAGAATACCATTCAACGATACGACCCCGAGTTACAGTTTACAATGAAAGTATTATCAAAATTAAAAAAGAAAATAGATGCCAAAAAATAAGATTGAAGACTTACGCAACCATTTGTTTGCGACCATGGAAGCTTTGTTAGATGAAGACAAGCCGTTGGAGTTAGACCGTGCAAAAGCAATCGCCGATATTGCCCAGGTGATTGTTAATTCTGCAAAGGTTGAAGTTGACTATGTGAAGGCCACCGAGCGCAGCCGCGCCTCCAGTGGATTCTTTCCCGAGGGTAACAATGGATCACTACTTTTAAACGAATAGAAAATGAACAACTACCAAAAACCGCAGAACCAACAAGACATTGAAGCTTTGAAGTGGAAGATGTCCTACCTAGAAAATCAACTGGATGGATCAATGAGCGATGACCAATTCAAGATCCGGCAGCAAATCTTTGAGATCAAGCAATTGATTGGCAAGGTTGAGCCGGTTCGGCCCGATGACTCCAACTTTGAATGTTTTGGATGCGGTTCGTAAGGTTTAAACTGACAAGACAAATACAAGAAAAATGGAAAAGCCAACCAGAAATAAAAATGGTAACGGATGTATTTATTTTGATACGTCGCTTAAAGAAACAAGACACGGTAGGCATTTATACCATAATAAGTACTGTGCTGAAATAACTATAAACAATGTTAGATATAGACATAGAAGCAAAAGCCGTTCAGCTTGTGAAGAATTTATAATCGAAATGAGATTGAAACATTTAATTAGGTAAAAAAATGGAAAAATATAAAGATTGGGATATTTTAAATGAAATTCCTATTGGATGGTCAATTGATAAGACAGCCGGTTCGCCAGCTCCCAACACTGTTTTTATTACAAATGGAAAGAGTGTTTTGAGTGGTGAGCAAAAAAGATCTTTGTTGAGAGTATTCAAACAAGAAATGCCACCGATGCAATTCAGTGCACCACCAAAAGAAAAAGAGATTAAAGTTGAACAAGATTATTTTTTCCCAGCAAGAACGGTAAACGAGCTCGCAAGAAAGAAGTTTCAAGCATCTCTATTAAAAGACATTATTTTTGATTTAAAGGTTTGCGAAATTGAAGGATGGGATAAAAAAGAATACATCAATGAGATTAAAATCTTAGTCAATAGTATTATCTTTGAAGTAGATTAATACACCGATGAGACAGATCGGTTTCAACAACATAAAGCCCTCTATTTGGTTTGCACTGTCTCTGCATTCCATTTAGGGGGTAATTTTTTATGACTGGTTACGAAATAGACAATTACCTTTTTGATCTGGTGAATTCCGAAAGAATAACCATGCAAGCCTATGCCGTCGGGCACTACATCAAAAAGATTCAGAATTTCAAGAATGTACACGTGTTCACGGTGATCATTTCATCCATGGCTACAACGCTCAACATAAGCCGTCAATCAGCATCAAAATACTTCGATGAACTGGTGAATATCGGATTCATTAGAGTGGTTGAATTGACCTCGAATAAAGGGGCAAAAGTGTACATTGATTGCAACATCGATGTTAAAAGTGATGTTAAAAATATTAACACCGAAATAGACAGTAAAGACGTCGATGTTAAAGGTGATGTTAAAAGTGATGTTAAAAGTGATGTTAAAAATTTTAACACATTAAAGAAAGAAGAAAAAAGAAAAAAGAACTTATCTACTTATACTAGTAGTAGTAGTATTAAGGAAAGTTTCCAAAATTTGAAACCTACCGACTGCAAAGACTACATCAACGAACAATTGGAGCTCCACCTTCACAACATCAAGCAAGCAACCAATTATTCCGTGGAGCAAATACGAACTGCAGTTGATACCTTTGTGAACTACCAAGAACTAGAAGCAAAAATGTACCACTTCAAAAGCGATTCCTTCAAGCACTTTGCCCACTGGATAAAACGCGTCGACCTCAACAAAGTAAACAAGCCCAAAGAGAACCGACTAACCACAAGCAACATGACCGCCGATGAAATCGCAGAATTTGTAGCAAGCAAAATCATTAAATAAAAAATATGACTATCAAACAAATGGAAAAAAAGGACGCGATCAAGTACCTAACCAATCAGCTCCTAAACCTTTACTCCTATTTTGGAAACAATGTAGGCATCGATGACAACCTAATACGCCAAGTGCAAACACTCCAAGAAGACCTAGAAGTCTATCACTCCCTCACAACCGATCAGTTCGAAGAAGCTTTGAAGTTTGGACGTAGAAATGCAACCGATTCCTTTAAGCCTTCAATCCGGTTGATCATCCAGTGGGTTTCCCAGTACATGGTCCGGTTCAACAAATCACACCAAACAATCCACCAACTACCGGCAGCACAAACCGAGCAAAAGAAATACGACATCAATTACTCCATGGCTCAACGCAAAGCATGGATCATTTCAAGCTACCGGCAATACCACGAAAACACCCGTGACATGGCCAAGTTCTTTGATTTCGGAGCGGTTACCTACGAAGCAATCTACGTGCACCACAGCTACGGACTTTTGAAAGAGCAAAAGGAATACTGTTTCGAAATGGCTAGCCGGTTAAACCTAACGATCATGCTCGGTTCATTGGCATCGAGAACTGGTGATCCGACCGATTTCAGGAACAACGCCAGTGCGTGCGCCTATGCGTGTAAGCTTTTCTTTGATCAGTTTCCAACCGAGTCCGATTTGAGAACAGAATTGATGTACCATGAACCGGTAAGCAAAGATCATTTCGTGGCAGCATACGAAAAGACACCGCTCCTGGTGAACTATTTTGAAAAAAGAAACCAACCTTTTTAAAAATAATTTGCACAATTGATTTTCTTGTTTATCTTTGTAATACCAAAAACAAACTTATGACACACGATTTAGAATTCGACGACTTCATTGTTTATTTCGAGAACCCTTGGAATAAGCAAATCAAGATCACCAAGATTACAGATTACGAAGATAACGTAATCGAAAAGAGCGATCGAGAACTTGACCGCATCCACAAACAGATTTACAGCCATTGCGAGTACAACGATTGGTTTGGTGAGCGCGAAAAGTTTACCTACGTGGACGAATGGTTTGCTCAAAACGTAGACTTCGACAAAGCTCGAGGGATCATTTAACCAATGATTAAACGCTCAAAATACAACAACAAGAAAACAAGTATTGACGGCATCACCTTCGATAGCAAGAAGGAAGCCGATAGATACGTTTCTTTGACGCTTAGAGCGACGATCGGGGAGATACTGGACCTACACCTTCAGACGCCTTTTGTCTTCGCTTTAGACGGCAAAAAAATGTTCTTGTACAAAGCCGACTTCGTTTACTACGATACGATCACAAACAAAACGGTTATTGAAGACGTGAAGGGAATGCGAACGCCGTTGTATAAATTGAAGAAGAAACTAATCGAGCACCAACACAAAATCACAATCACGGAAACATGAGACACCCATTTGACAAATACAAATTCAATCGCTTCGGTTTCGAGATCGGCCAAGAACTGGAATGGTTCGAGTGGCTGCACAATTACAAAGCTTGCCTCAAAGAATACAGAAAGCAATTGAAGGAAGATCGTTTTGACGATGAAGATACCCTTCAGAAATTCATTGCCAACAAAGAGGAAATCCTTCACATCACCAGCACAATTAACCAGTTCGCTTCCAAGATTGCATTCCGGCCATATCACAAATCTTTTTTGGAGTCCAAAAAAATAGACAAGGCCGAACTATTAAAGTTCAAAAATATCTTGTTAAAAAACTACGAAGAAAGCGAAAGTAAAGACGCAAAGTACTATCTTTCAATCATTAAATAAAAACTAAACGATAATTTAAGTTATCGCACATTTAAACGATAAACAATTCATTAACCCATAA